TCAACACACCATGTGAGGAATAACCTAATATAATTCTACCTCTAAAACACTTTCCTGCCAAGTACGAGTGTGATCATAATCAGGCAAATGATACTCCCGGTCAAATTTATTCAAATATAATAATTCCATATACTCAGGAAACCTTTCCGGAATCCCTTGCATACCAATCTTCAATAAATATTTCCTATCCTCTGCTAACATTTCAGGAATCAATCTGTCAACAGCAGCTTTACCAATTTGACTACAACTAATAGCATATTGTCTTTTAAATACAAACTTCAACATTATATATGCTATAGGTTCAATACCCAAAGTGTCATAAGCAAGACCAATTAACCGACTTAAATTACGATGAACCGGACATCCCCTGTCTTTCGGTACACTCATTCGCCATTTGTATTGAGCTAGTGGACGCCACGGAACAATAGGACAAATATCGGGATATACTTGCTCCAACTCAAAATTTTCGCTCATACAAAAATATCTTTTCAAATAGACAGGCCCTGTATAAACATTTCTAATAACAACCCCTCTAATGACTTTATGATAAGTTATAAGACTTCTATATGTTCGCTTATTTTTCATTTGAACACCATATTTTGCAGCAATAAACTCAGCAAAATGATCAACAGAAATTACATCAAGAGAAACAGGACCTCCACCAACAAAATCATCACCAAAAAAACAAAGCGACAATTCTACGATTAATCATGTACAACCATATTTCTTTACGAACCTCAAAACAAGAGTTAGCCATGGTATCAAATATATATGCTAACCAATAAAAATTTATCATAATCCATGAATTACCATGTGAAGTTTCAAGACTACCAGAAGGCATAAAGCCAATAATAAGCATAAAATCTTCTAACCATCTAACAGTCTTTCCAGCTAACATTTCAGCAAGCCCTTCAACAATACACTGGTACAACAAATACATTGGATCATTATGATCTCTTTCAACCCAGTGCAGTGCAAACATCTGATAATAAATCAAATGCATTGCACCAATAGAAAAATCCAAACCAGATATATCACCATCAAAGAATTTTTGTGTTCCATGACTAACAAATTCATATGTTACCGATTTATCTACCTCATTATAAACCTTTCTATATACGTCACCCAATTCACCAAACAATGCATCATATTTCATTTTTGCACCACCTTTCATCCAAGAAGTTCCTATTTCAATATGAGCACTAAAATTTCTAGAACCGGGAAAAATCTTATCAAAATAAGGATATCTTGTTCTCTCAACTTTCCGTGACATACAAAGCCTACCCAAGAATGAATCTTTACTCAAAGCAAATAGTCTTCCCTTATTATCATACTCTGCAACCTTCTCAGGATCAAATGTTCCTTCATCAATACAAGATCGGTTTTCATCTTTAAATGATAAAGACGTAATCCATTGTTTAAAAATCTTTTCAATTGGAACAGAA